CGCCTTTGGAAGAAGCTGAAACGGCGCTGCGAATTCTAATGTTTGGGGTGGAATAAATGAACGCTATTGAAAGAGCATGGCAGCTTCGGGCATTGATTGAACAGGCTGCTGTTTCCCTGGATGACCAGACGGCAAGCAAGGGCGCTGAATTGTTCCCTATGATGAAGCTGGACGGCAGTCTGGTCAAGGCTGGCACTAGAATCAACTGGCAAGGCCAATTGAAAAGGGCTGCGGTTGACCTTTGGGCAACTGAGGAAAACACACCCGAAAAAGCCCCTGCGCTTTGGGAAGATATTGCCTATAAAGATGGCTGGCGAATTATTCCCGAAACTATCACGGCGGGAACGGCATTTGGTAAGGGTGAATGTGGCTGGTGGGATGGCTTGCTTTATGAATCCCTGATTGAAGCCAATGTCTGGACACCCTTTGCCCATCCTGCCGGGTGGAAAATGGTATCTGAATAAAGAAAGGGGGACGCAATGAAGGGAATCACATTTGGAAACTATCATTCTTACAGAGATCTTGGCTTAATATTGCAACCTGGCAAGGAGATTGGAAGCCCAGAGGTCAAGAAGAAAGAACTTGACATTGAGGGCGCTGATTCTTCCTTGGATTACACTGACTTTTTCGGTGGCCCGAAGTATTCAAACCTGACGCACAAGTTTCCGTTTGCAATGATGGTTCCACATGCTGAATTCCCTTTGTACTTCTCCCGAATCAAAAATGCCCTGCATGGTCAAAAGGTGAGGATCATCCTTGACGATGATCCCGCCTTTTACTATGTGGGCAGGGTCTATGTACAGCCCGGAACAATCGACAAGGGAATTGGCAAAATCACCATTGAATGCGATTGCGAACCCTACAAGTACAAGGTCACTGAAACGGTGGTCACACGGGCTGTGAACGGGGCAACACCCATCACCTTGACAAATGGCAAAAAACATGCTGTTCCACGGGTCAAGATCGAAACAGACACAAGCCTGAACATTGTTTATAAGTCTGTGAATGTGTGGGATCTGGGAAGCGGTGTTTTCACATTGCCTGAACTTGAACTGGTGGAAGGTGACAACCTTGTAACTGTCACAGGGGCAGGGGCGATAACCTTCACATGGCGGGAAGGTGATCTGTGATGATGTACAGGATATATTGTGACAATCAGCTTCTTTACCACAGCAACCTTGAAAACCTTCAGATTTTCAAGCCTTCCATTGAGCTTGAACGGAACAAGTCAGGTTCCTTTGAGTTTGAGATCCACACAGACCATCCACGCTATGCCCTAATCAGAAAAATGAAATCAATCATCCTTGTTTACCAGGATGATTTTTTGCTGTTCAGGGGCAGGGTGCTGGATGAAACCATTGGCTTCCACAATGAAAAGCTTGTGAACTGTGAAGGTGATCTGGCTTTCCTGCTTGACAGTGTTCTAAGGCCATTCGCCTTCACTGGAACGGCTGCTGAGTTCCTTGCCTATGTGCTGGAACTTCACAATGCCCAGGTTGATGCTGACAAGCGTTTCCTGCCCGGTAATGTGACCGTTGAAGGGCTTGTGACCTATGATGTGACAGAATACCTGACCACAAAAGAAACCCTTGAAAAAGCCCTTGTGGAGCCTTTAAACGGCTATCTGCAAACACGCTTTGTTGACGGTCAAGCACATCTTGATTATCTTGTCAAGCCCACCTTGTTAGCGCCACAAACCATTGAGTTTGGCAGGAACCTGATTGACCTGAAGCGCACTGGCAAGGGCGCTGACATTGCCACAGTGATCATCCCTTTGGGTGAAAAGCTGAAGGATGAAGAAGGCAATGAAATTGGCAGATTGACCATTGAAAGCGTGAATGGCGGGGCTGACTTTGTGCAGGATGAAGAAGCCATAGCACAGTATGGCATCATTGTCAAATCGGTCATTTTTGAAGGCGTTACAGACCCGATAGAACTGAAAGCCCTGGGCCAAGCACAACTTGCTGATTCTGTCAAATTTCCCGACACCATTGAACTGACGGCTGCTGACATGGCTGTTGCCGGGGCTGATGTTGCTTCCTTCCACCTGAACACAATGGTCAGGGTCAACAGCACACCACATGGAATCAGCCAGTTGTTCGATGTTACAAAGCTGGCTATCAAGCTGTTTGATCCTGCTGCCAACAAGCTGACACTAGGTGGTACTTTAATTGGCTTCAGCGGGGCTATGCAGAGCCTTGCGCACAATCAACATCAACTTCTTCAGACCATAGAAAGCACGGCTAAAACGGCAAATGAAGCGGTTTTAAATGTGGAGAGGAATTTGCTTGCTTCCTTGCAAGTGGAAGCTGAAAACATCAAGTCAACGGTGGCTGAAACTTACACCCTGAAGGATGATGCTGAAGCTATGGTGTCAGCGGTCAGCACAGAGATCACCCAAACAAAGAACAGCTTTGACATCCAGTTCACCCAGTTCAGTCAGGACATTGAAGCCCTTGCAAATGGCACTGATGCAGAATTTGAGGAAATCAAGAAATACATCAGGTTTGTTGATGGGAAGATCCTTCTGGGCGAAGTGGGGAATGAACTTGAATTGCAAATAGCCAATGACAGAATCAACTTCCTTCAGGATGGCGCAGAAGTGGCCTACTTTACAAATCGCAAATTGTATGTTACAGATGCGCAATTCCTTCACAGCTTGCAGCTAGGAAGCTTTGCTTTCATGCCCAGGGCAAACGGCAATCTGTCTTTCAAGAAAGTTTGAGGAATGATAGGCTTTCTGATCCCTGAAAGGGGGTCAATATGGCAGCATCAGGAACCATCACTGAAGCTATAAGGACGGGTTATCAGCTTAAAATAGCATGGACTGTTGATTCACAGTCTGTGGCAAACAACACTTCCAGTGTGACAGCTAAAGTGCAGCTTGTGTCAACGGGTTCTTCCTACACAATCAATTCCAGCGCCACAAAGTCAGGAAGTTTGACCATCAATGGCACAAAGTACACTTTTAATTTCACAGCATCCTTGTCAGGCAACCAAACAAAGACACTGTACACAAAGACGGTCACGGTTGCCCATAATGCAGACGGAACTAAGACCTGTTCTTTTTCTGCCACTTGTGGGATCAATGTCACGCTGTCTGGCACTTATTACGGAAATGTTACAGCAAGCGGGTCAGGCACATTTGACACCATTGCCAGGGCATCCACCATCAGCAGCGTGACTTCCTCAGTCAGTGTGAACGGAACAAACGCTGTCACAGTAAGCATCACTAGGGCTGCTTCCGGCTTCACGCATACGGTTGTTTTTAGCTTTGGCAGTTATTCCAAGACCACCACAGGCGTTGGAACATCCACCAGTTATGCGATCCCAACAAGCTGGCTGAACGCTATTCCAAGCGCAACAAGTGGCACAGCCAAGGTGACGGTCACAACCTATTCGGGAAGCACGAAGATTGGTTCTGCTGTTTCAAAGAACTTCACATTGACGGTTCCTTCCACGGTGGTTCCCACCATTTCAAGTATTTCCATTACGGAAACTGTTGCCGGGATCAATGCGCAATTTGGCGGGTTTGTACAGAGCAAATCAAGGCCCAAAGTGACCATCACGGCTGCTGGTGCGTTGGGATCTACCATCAAGGCTTACAAGACGGTTCTGGACGGTAAGACCTACACAGGGTCAGCGCCAACAACCAGCACACTTGCAACGGCAGGGAACCGAACAGCCACAATTACTGTCACTGACAGCCGGGGAAGAACAGCCAGCGCCACAAGAACGATTGCTGTTATTGCCTATGCTGCCCCAAAGATCAACACTTTCACTGCCCTTCGTGCTAATGGCCTTGGCAATGCTGATGACAATGGCACAATGGCACTGGCCCGAATTAAGTTTGGCATTTCATCAGTGAATGACAAGAACAGCAAAAGCTATCTGGTTGAATATAGGCTGAAGGGCGCTGACGCATGGACGCAAGCAGCCACAGGCAGTGTTTATGCCTATGACAGCAATATGTTGCTGAACATCAACCTGGACACAGACGCTTCTTATGATCTGCGCTTAACTGTCAAGGATTTCTTCAGTACTGTAACAGCCACAACGGATATAGCAACAGCTTTCACCCTAATTGACTTCAATGCAAGTGGCAAGGGCTTGGCCTTTGGCAAGGTTTCAGAAGTTGAAAACGGCATGGAAATTGACTTGCCCATGAGCATCAACCAATACATATACATGGGCGGTGTCAAGAAATCAAATGAAGAGAAGGACATCTATTTTCAGACCACTGATGATGCTGCCAATGTCCACAACTGCAAACTTTACGGGGCAAGTGGTGACAGTGTGACTTCAATTGGATGCTGGGACACTGCCCGGTCACACGGAATTTGGCGCTATTTAAGCGGGACGCAAAACCTTGTCTTTGATGCCAATGTGAAGGTAACAAGGGCGAACGGCGGGGATGAATTCATCACCAGTGAGCCTGTGACGCATGGCAGCAGGACAGGGCGGGTTCATTTCTCAAATGGGTTTCTGATCCAGTGGGGCGTTGTGGCAATTACACCAGTCAAGGACACACCCACGGCAAGCGCCGTGAAGTTCCCTGTGGTCTACACATCTGTTCCTATGGTGCTGACCACAGCAATCACAACAGTTCCAGGTACATCTGTTTCAGGGTGTGCTTCGGCAAATATAACGGTATCTGGCTTTGATGCCTATGTGACCCGAAACGGAACAACGAGCACTTCTGTTGGATGGGTTGCATTCGGGTATAAAGAATAAAGTGAAGGGAATGATAGGCTATGGAAACGATAATTGCTGCTGCTATTACTGGCATATTTACTTTGATTGGGGTGATTATCACTGTACATAAGAGTAATAACAAGCTTTGCCAGGAAATCAAGTCAGAGCAAGCAAAGGCCCAGGCGGTGACTGATCTGCGCCTAGACGAACTGACTAGGGAAGTCAGGGAACACAACAACTTTGCAAAAAGGATGCCTGTTGTAGAAACTGAAGTCAAGTGGATCAAGGAAAAAATGGAATATTTCCACAGTGACAAATGAGAAAGGGCCGGGGGATGATTCCCCTGGCCCTTCTTTTTGTGTTGAAAATGCTTTTTCTGTGTAATATACTACTTTCTGTTGAACCATTCTAAAAGGAGGAAGAGCGAGAAAACATGGTTCAATGTGGTTTAAGCGCATTGATATCATGTGTGAGCTATTAAGATAGAACATACAGGATATCTATGAAGGGCAAAAAAGAAATGCCCTTTATAGCAAATGTATATCTAGCAAGGGGTCAGAGCCTTTCCCACGGCCCAGATCAACGGTGTAGATTTCTATTTTATCAATGAAACTTTTCAAGAAAATGTTCTTTTCCTTTGGGTCAACATCGGGGTCATTGATATAATCAATAGCCGTATGAAGGGTGGATATGATTTCTTCATAATTTACCGGGGCAGGGGTGGCCTGTTTCATGATCTCAATTTCATTTTTGAGATTTTCAATGGTGCTGTTATACATTCCCTTCCGCTCGATAAATTCTTCCCTTGTGTATGTCCCATCATCAGCTTCCCACGATTCAAACAGCCGTTTCTTCATGCGCTCTTGTTTTGCAAGTTCTTTTTCCATGTCTGCAATGGCTTGCAACTGCCGTTCTGCTTCCTCATTAGTGTTGCCTGTTTTTAACTTGAATTTAAAATCTTCCATGCGATCCCGCAGGGCGTTAGCAATAGCTTCGTTTACATCATCAACAAGAATGGACTTCATCTTGCAAGCATACACGCCTTTAGGATGCTGATACCTGGTTTTTCTGCCGTCAGGGTATGGCTGTTGAATGATGGCCTTCCCGCAACGGCTACAAACTAGCAGTCCAGCCAATGGGTTCACCAATTCATTTTTGACCTTCACAGGGGCTTGGGAACCGTAAATTTCCCGCACTTTCCAGAATTGTTCTTCAGCAATAAAACCGTCATGTTTGCCGTTGTAGAACTTGGGGTTCGGGTTCTGTTTGCGTTTCTTTACAACCTTGCCCGTTGTGGGGTCTTTTTCTTTTACGGTGATTTGTTTCCCCCAAGGGATAAGACCGATGTAATGTTCATTGAAAAGTATGTCCTTGATAGTTGTCCTAGACCAATCTTTGCCTTTCTTTCTGGTTGGCACACCCATCAGGGTCAATTGCTTTGCAATCCATGAAGTGGGCTTTCTATCCTCAGTGTACCAATTGAATATCATCTTCACATATTTAGATTCTTCAGGTTTTTCCACAAGATAGCGGTTTTTTCTGTTTTCTTTGACAATATCAAAACCGTATGGCGCTTCAGGCAGAAGGAAGTTCCCATCCTGCGCAGCCAATTCCTTGCCCGTGGTCAACCTACGGCGAATCGTTTTGTATTCCCGTCTTGACATGAACAATCCAAACTCAAAATATTCCTGGTCAAATTCGTCATTGGGATCATAGATTCTTTGTGGTGTCAGAATCTTTGTGTCAGAAAAGGTGAAAGCATCTGCAACTTCTCCCTGATCCTTTGTATTTCCCCTGGCTAGGCGCTCAATTTCAGTGACCAGAACCCCGGCATAAGTCCCTTTGTAAACATCCTCTAGCAAACGAAGCATTTCGGGCCGTTCGTCAATGCTGTCACCCGAAACCATTTCATGATAGATGACAATTTGACTAGGCAAAATGCCGTTCCTTTCAGCCAAAGCGAAAAGCAGCTTTTTGTGGGCAGCAAGTGTTTCTTCCTTGCTGATGGCTTCCAATTCAAGATCCACACGGGACTTTCGTAAATACATTGCGTACATCTTAGAATCTATTATCTTTGCTCTCTTTATGGCGTTTTGCGCTTCAAATACTGTCACCTTTATCACTTCTTTCTTTTATTTGTCTAAAAATTTATCAATAATCCTGGCCTTTCTGTCATTTTCTAAGCGCAGATAATCAATCTCTTGTCTGAGCCTTTCAATCTGCGTCAAAAGCTGGTTTGTTTTTTCTTTGGATTCATCACGAATGGTCTGTATTTCGGCTGCATAGGATGTATGGATATTATCCAATGTGGTCTTATACATCCTGTTTTCGCCCAGAACAAGTTCCATTTCCTGAAGAAGCGCCTTTACCTTGGGCGTATCATCTGGCATTTCTTCTTCAAAGGCCAGAATACATGGGTATTGATTGGAAGAACCAATGATGGCATCCTCAATTCTTCTGGCGTTATCTCTCCTTATATCCTGATCGCAATTAAGGGCCATGATGCGCTGAATGGTCTTGATGGAAACCCCAGAAGCTTCGGCTACATATTCATTAGATAACCCGTTTGCTTCCTTCATGTCCCGCATGAATTCACACCAACGCTGCATTTCCATGGCAGAAGTGCGGGGGCCGTCACATCTTACCCCACGATGACGGCAAGACAAACACCTATTATAGGGTTTTGAAGAAATATCACTCTTTCTTTTCAAGGTAAAGCCCTCCATTTTGCTAAAATCTTGGAGAAAAAACCAGAATAACGGGAAAACGAATCGTGTATTATTACAACATTTCCCCTTAATATCGGCTGTATTTTTGTAATGCAAAATGATAGGCTATAGACGGGTCAGAAATGGCCTATCATTCCCCGGTGCGTGGTGGTGGTATGGTTGGCGCTGACGCTGCCACGCACTGTGATTCTTAATTTTAAAAATTTACAAAAGGGCATTGCAAAATTCCAAAAATTATAGTAATATACTTTCAGGAACGGATGTTCCCATTTTATACACTTCCCCTACAACGAGAGGAGCAAACCCATGAGCGCCGTTGATAAGTTAATTGCATTACTTCAAGATACATCCACCACATACGCCGACTATCTCAAAAGAGCAATTGTCGAAACTGTATTGGACACTAATGACGAGAGGTTACTCAATTACATATATACAACGCTAATGACATCTGTCACTGCGGAAACGCAGCAAGAAGGTTGTTGACGGCTTCAAGTTGGCCTGGATTTAGGTGATTGATACGGAATACCAATTGCCTGAATTCCGGGTCTTTTTTTATGCGCTCATTTAGCGCTGCCATTTCATCAAGATCCTTTTGATCCCTGTCCCTTTCCATCGGCACATCATATCCCAGCAGCCATGCTTCAGATACATCAAGCAATTTAGCAATGACATATAGTCTGTCACTCTTGGGTTCAGATCGTCCACTGATATAGTAAGACATAGCTGACTTTGGGATATTCCCCCGTTCACACAGATCGGCAGCTTTCACATTGTTGTATGACATGGCTTGTTTAAGCCTGTCCTTAAATTCCCTTTTCATTTTATCCCCCCCTTTCTTGTTAGGTTTATTCTACCACATAAAGTTCGATTATTCAATAAAAAGTTCAAGTTTAGTGAATTTTCCTATTGACAACCGAAATTATTTCGGTATAATGAATAGCGTAAGGTTCACATTTATCGAACCATTTGCAAAACTGTGAACCAACATTTAAGAAAGGAGAAGAACTTATGGAGTTTGATTACAGTGAATTGTCAGGCCGTATTATTGCAAAGTACAAAACTAGAAGGCGCTACGCTGAAGCTGCTGAAATGCCTGAAAGCAGTTTGTCCATGAAGCTGAACAACAAAACGGCTTGGACATCCCCAGAAATGTACACGGCTATAAAGCTGTTGGACATCCCGCCTGAAAAGTTAGGCAGATATTTTTTTAAGCCTAAAGTTCACAATATGTGAACATAAATAACAGGAGGTGAACCCGTGCAAAGCACATCGCAAGCAACTGAACATAAGATCGGGCGGTCAACAGTGCGGATACACGGTACGCCTGACCGAGAAAAGATTGAAGCAGCAGCTATTCGATTTGTCACAAAAGTTTTAGAACAGAAAAACAAGCAAAGGGGTGGCTGAAATGTACAAGTGGTATTTCGGGGCGAATAGCACACCCGAAAACAAAACAGAAGCCATAGCACGGATGGTGTTGGGCATGGGTGGTGGCAGTTTGGTAGTTGGTACGCTGTTCATCATGATCGTTCGGTGGTGGCTTGGAGCATGACGGGAATGAAGGTGTTAAGCCTTTTTGATGGCATAAGCTGTGGGATGGTTGCGCTAGAACGGGCGAAGATTCCTGTTGAACGGTATGTGGCGTATGAAATCGAGAAAAGCGCCATCAAGGCAAGCAAAAAGAACTATCCACATATTGAACAATGTGGTGATGTCACAACTGCTGACTTCAAACAATATCATGGTTTTGATCTTTTGATGGGTGGAAGCCCGTGCCAGGATCTTTCCAACTACAAATATGACCGTGGTGATGTGAAGGGACTTGAAGGTGAAAAAAGCAGGCTGTTCTACCACTTTGTAAGGGCGCTTAAAGAATGCAAACCAAGATACTTCCTGCTTGAAAATGTGGCCAGCATGGAACAACGGTGGGTTGATGTGATAAGCCAAGAACTTGGCGTTGAACCAGTGGCTATCAATTCTGCACTTGTTTCAGCACAAGAAAGAAACCGTTTGTATTGGACAAACATCCCAGGCGTTGACCAACCAAATGACAATAAGATTGCTTTGAAAGATATTGTTGTTAATGCAGAAGAGGTTCCAGACAAATACTGGTATAGCCGTGAATTTACATACAACGGGGATGACAAAAAGGTACAAGCAACACTTCTGGGATCTGGTCTGATGCGAAACATGCGTGAGTGCTACAACCTGAACAACAAATGCAACACGCTTCTTTGCGATGGTGACGGTGGCAACAGGCAAAAGAAAGTCTTCCAGGATGGCAGATGCAGAAAGCTAATGCCTGTTGAATATGAAAGACTTCAGACCTTGCCTGACGGCTACACTGATTGCTTGCCGGATAGCAGAAGATATACGGCGCTTGGAAATGGTTGGACTGTTGATGTGATTGCTCACATTTTCACAGGCATGAAGTGGCCTGTTTTACAGACCGAAGGAGGTACGCAAACACAATGAAAGTTTTAGTTGCCTGTGAAGAATCCCAGGCGGTAACGAAGGAACTACGGCGGTTAGGCCATGAAGCCTATTCTTGTGACATCATTGAATGCAGCGGTGGTCATCCAGAATGGCACATCATGCAAGATGTTCTTCCTTTGCTTGATGGTCATTGTGAATTCATGAGCATGGACGGGCAGAAGCACAAGGTTGATGGTAAATGGGACATGATCCTTGCGTTTCCACCATGCACTTATTTGACCGTTGCTGGAAATCGATATTTCAATGTTGAACGCTATGGTGAAAAAGCCATTGAAAGAATCAACAAATCAAAAGAAGCAGCTGAATTTTTCATGTCATTCGTTAAAGCGGATTGCGAAAGAATAGCAATTGAAAATCCTGTCGGGCGGATGAATACGCTGTTTAGGAAACCAGACCAAATTATCAATCCATTCAACTTTGGGCATCCAGTTTCTAAAAAGACATGCTTGTGGCTAAAAGGTTTGCAGTTGCTAAAACACACCAATGAAGTTGAGCCAGAAATCATCCACAGCAAAGGAAAAAGTGGCGGGTATTCAGGTCCGTCTTGGTATGTGACAGACGAGAACGGAAAGATTCTGTCATGGAAAGACCCAAGAACAGCGAAAGCAAGAAGCAAGACTTATGAGGGTGTTGCCAGGGCAATGGCTGAACAATGGGCTGGTGTGGCAAATGAGTGATTACACCAAAGAACTGGCCAAAGATGTTCTTGATTGGTACAACATTGATTTCACAGAATCTGAATCAGGCATCACATTGTTTTTGTTCGATACGAAGAAAATGGCTATAGAACCAACTGCGTTTTCCTCTTGGGAAGATGTTCTTCGTGAAATGCTTCCTACTATGGAAGAAAGCAACAAAGACACTTATGAAGAAATTTGGGAATATGTTTGGTCATATGAAGAAATTTTGTATGTGAAATTGTTAGGCATAGCAAAGGACAAGGTTGAACAAGGGGCTGGGCAAGCCTGAAGAACTGGAATGATAGGTGCTTTTGATCCCAACAAAAATTGAAAGGGGATCGGAACCATGACAACCACATTTGAAGACATCCTGGAAAAGATTGAAACCATCATTGAAGGAATCGAACCCGGCAAGCTGACTAGGGTCAGCGAAATTGCCAAGAAAGCAAATGTGACTATGGACAGCGCCACACGGAAAGCAACCATCATGCTGCTGAAGAAGTACGGCATCAGATACAAGGAGGAATGAAGTTGGCTAGTTTATACGAAATCGACAAAGGCATCATGGAATGCCTTGACCTTGAAACTGGGGAAGTCATTGACCCCGAACGCCTGACTGCCCTGCAAATGGAACGGACGGCGAAGGTGGAAAATGTGGCCTGTTGGATTAAGAATCTTCAGGCTGACGCTGAAGCCTTGAAGGCTGAAAAGGATGCCTTTGCTGCCAGAGAAAAGGCAGTGAAGAACAAGCTTGAAAGCTTGAAGCGGTGGTTGGGTGAAGCCCTTGCCGGGGAAAAGTTCACTTCCACCAAAGCTGCTATCAGCTATCGAAAATCTGAAGCTGCCGAAGTGGAAGATGAAGAAAAGTTTGTCCTGTGGTGCATGGGCAATGATCATCAAGATTTGCTGACCTTTACCAATCCCACGGTCAACAAGACGGCAATCAAGAAGGCCATCAAAGGCGGTTTGGAACTGCCTGGCGCTGTGCTGGTGGAACGCCAGAACATTCAAATCAAGTGAGGAGGAATAACCGTGGGAATTCCAGTGTTGATTCTTGGCGAATCGGGAAGCGGGAAAAGCGCAAGCTTGCGCAACTTTGGGCCTGACGAAGTTGGAATCTTCAATGTGGCTTCAAAGCCTTTGCCCTTCAGAAAGAAGCTACTTTCCGTAAATACTGCTGATTATGGAAAGATCACAGCCGGGATTCAGAAGGGAAGCAGAAAAACCTATGTCATTGATGACAGCCAATATCTGATGTGCTTTGAATCCTTTGCCCGTGTGAAAGATACAGGCTATGGAAAGTATACGGACTTTGCACTTCACTTCTATAACCTTGTGCAGTTCGTCATCAACGGAACGCCTGAAGACACCATTGTGTACTTCCTCCACCACACGGAAACGGACAGCAACACAGGCAAGATCAAGGCAAAGACTATGGGCAAGATGCTGGACAACCAGTTGACCCTTGAAGGGCTGTTCTCCATCGTGCTGCAATGCGTGACGGATGGGAAAAGGCATTGTTTCATCACCCAAAGTGACGGCTATACCACAGCAAAAAGCCCCATGGAAATGTTCCCGATGGAAATTGAAAATGACTTGAAACTGGTAGACCAAACGATTCGTGAATACTACGAAATGAATTAAAAGGAGAAATGAAAAAATGATGCGCAAACCTAGCAATTGGGAAAATGTACAGGTACTGTCTGACCGTCAGAAGCTGCCCCTGGGGGCTTATGTATGCAAGGTGAAACAGGCCAAAGTGACTGCAAATGATTATGGCGAACAGCTTGCAGTGCTGTTTGACATTGCTGCTGGTGAATACACGGACTTTTACAAGAAGGACTATGACGGCAACCAGAACCAGGACAGGAAGTGGAAGGGTGTTCTTCGCCTGTGGGTTCCCAAGGATGACGGCAGTGAAAAGGATGAACTGACCAAGAGCATTCTGAAGGGCTTTGTGACGGCTGTTGAAAAGTCAAACACTGGCTATAAGTGGGATTGGAATGAAGGTTCCCTGGCTGGAAAGCTGATTGGTGTTCTGTATAGGAATGAAGAATGGGAGTATGAAGGCAAGACTGGTTGGGCTGTGCGTCCTCTCCGTGCCATTTCTACTGACAGTGTGCGCAATGGTGATTACACCTTGCCCAAAGACAAACCCCTTTCTAGCAAGAATGGTTATGCAAGCACCACGGCCCCGGCAACTGCCCCGGCTGGATTTAGTCAGGTGGATGATGATGAACTTCCTTTCTGATTGGAGGAATGAAGCGTGACAAGAGAACAGGCCATTGAAGCCTTCACGATGCGGGTTGACGGCTACACCTATCAAGAAATTGCGAACAAGTTTGGCATTTCAAGGGAATGCGTCCAGCAAAAGCTTCGCAGGGAGATTAACGGGAACAAATCTAGTTCTAGGAATTGCGTTTACCCTGGACTGGTCAACTGGATGCGGGAAACTGGAACCAATGCTTGTGAGTTAAACAAAAATGCTGGCATTTGCAAAAACATCCAAGCCTTCTATAACAGGCTTTATGGAAGAACGGGCTGGGAAATGGATGAAATCAAGAAGATTCTTGCCTTTACTGGCCTAACCTTTGATGAAGCCTTTGCCACTGAAACGCAGGGTGATAGCTGTGGCAATTAACAGCAAACAGAAAGGGGCAAGGTTTGAACGGCTGCTGGCTTCCAGGTTCCGTGATGAAGGCTATGACGCAAGACGAACGGCCCAGTATTGCGGGAACACAGGGGATGCTTCTGATGTGGTTGGCCTTCCTGGCATTCATGTGGAAGCCAAACATGCTGAACAGATGCGACTGTATGACTGGATAGCACAGGCGAAGCGGGACGCTGAAGCTGGGGGTGGGAAATCACTCCCAGCAGTGTTCCACAAAAAGAACCATGCTGAAATCCTAGTGACCATGACCCTGCCTGACTGGTTCTGCCTGTACAGGGAATGGGAAGCTGGATTCGATCTGAAAGAAAGGGCAAAAGATGAACAAAAAGGCTGAAGAGCTTAACACAGAAGGGTGCATTCAACTGGTCAGCGCTATTGTCAACAGAGCAAAACTGGACTATATGAGGACGAAGCCTGGAAGTCCTGCACGGCAGGAAGTTGAAGAATTCTTCACTGGCGGGATCTTTGAACGGCTGACTGGCTTTGACGGTCAAGATGTATTGTCCCGCTTGCGGAACACCTACTACCAGAAGAGCAACAAAAGATTTAAGAGGAAGAGAATATGAAGTTGAATGAATATCAGCGGTTGGCTGCACGAACTATTGACCGGGAAATGATGCCTTGGGAGATTCAAAGTCATGCCCTGCATGGCATGGTTGCTGAAATTGGTGAACTGCATGGCATTTACCAGAAAGTTTATCAGGGACATGAAGCAGACATTGACCATCTAAAGAAGGAGCTGGGTGATCTGCTGTGGTTTGTGGCTGAATACTGCACGGGCAGTGAATGGGATCTTGCTGAAATCGCACAGCTTAACATTGACAAGCTGAAAGCCCGTTATCCTGAAGGCTTTGACCCTGAAAAGAGCTTGCACAGAAAGGAAGGGGATATCTGATGACTGACAAGAAGTGGATGAAGGAAAGCGGGTTCTGTCTTCGACTGAGCCAAGCAAGGCTGAACAGCCACATGGCGCTTGTACACGCTGCCAGAAGCCTTGACACAAGCGTTTCTTACATTTCGATGGTGGAGCAGGGTCAGGTTTGCCCTTCTGTTGAACGGGCTGCTGCCTTTGCCAATCTGTACAATGTTTCCCTTGACTGGCTGTGTGGGGTGGAGGTGAGCAACAATGATTGACATTGTTACCAACTGGAAGGTTTATGGGCTGGAAGACAGCATCAAGGCCAGTAAATATCCCATGTCTGTTGATGTTGATAAATGCACACCTGATATCACCCACAGAACCCACATCCTTGCTAAATGCAGCCCTGGAACTGGGCATGATCAATTTCTGACGGGAATCATCTGTCAGTTCGACTTGACCCTGACCATCAAGGCGTGGGTGGAAGCGCAAAGATACCATTTTCTTGACTTCGTTTCTTCCCAAAGCACCATGCACAAGATTCACAACATGAGCTTTGATAAGCAGTGCATTAGCTATGTAACACCCGAAACCATTGCCAACTGTGAAAAGCTTCTGAACGAATATAGCGAAAGCCCTTCAACTGAAGGCTTCCTGAAACTGATCTACAATGTGCCAGTTGGCTTCAGACTGACGGCACGAATGACTACAAACTATCGGCAGTTGAAGACCATCTACCAGCAGCGAAAGAACCACAGATTGCCCGAATGGCGCTGGTTCTGCGAATGGATCGAAGGTCTTCCCTGCGCTGACTTCATAACGGGAGGTAATGAATTTGACACATGATGACCTAAAGACCACAACAAGCGTTGTTAAGAAGATTCTTGAAACAGACGAACAGTCCAGAAACAGTGACAGCTTCCTTTATTTCAAGGTGTTGGAACACTACGGCAACAGGACTGGCGTTGACATTCACAACATGTCGGTTCCTCACTTCCTGCTGAATATGTCCCATTTGGGTGTTCCACCTTTTGAAAGTGTGAGAAGAACCCGGCAGAAAGTACAAGCAGCTTATCCTTGGTTGACTTCCAATAAAAAGGTTGCTGAATTTAGAAGTGCCAATGAGCAGATCTATCGTGCATACGCCTTGGAGGAATGAGCATGAGAAAACGCAAGCTGCCTGAATGGGCCATGACTGGTGATTGTTCCAAGTGTACGCACAAAGGCCAATGCAAAAATGCTTGTGAACCCCGTGAAGAACGGGCGAACGCCTATATCAAGAAGGCGCTTCTGATGGCTGTTGAAAGGAGGAATGCCCTGTGCTGATTGCCCCGTGCTTCCAATGCCCAAGACGCTTCGTGGGTTGCCATGCCACTTGCGATGATTACAAATTCTTTAGGATTCAGTGTGAAGAAGCCCAGCAACGAAGGATTGAAGCCAGAGCGCCTTCCCCTTCCCCGTCAAACAAAGCAAGGCAAGATAGGTTCCTTAGAAAATTCTACTCGACAGGGTGGTACAAGAACAAACGATGAAAGACAGGATCAAAATGCGGGCGCTTCACTATCTGTACAAGGAACAAAAAAATGCCAAGCTTTCCCTTGCAAGGGCTGAAGACAAGCCCAGGCATAGACACGAAGAAATAAGTGAACTTCAAAACAAACTGGAAGTGCTTGATTGGCTGATTGCTGTGGCTATTAAGGAGGAATGAAACGATGTTTAAAAACTTTGATTGGGAAGCTGCTCTTGAAGTGCTTGCTATCATTGCCGTTGCTTGTTGCTTTTTCCTCGGCGTTGTTTTTTCCTTTGTGTGTGATAACTTACTGTGGTTTTTGATGTGGATTCCCGGAGCTTTGATTACTGCTTTGCGTGCTGGAATGGGGGGCTGACGGATGGCTGAACTGAAACCCTGCCCGTTCTGTGGCAGCAAGAATGTTGGCATGTATGACGCTGATTCGTGGGGCAATCGGTATGTAATGTGCCGTACTTGTCGGTGCAGAACGGAGGATAAAAAGTCAAGGGCTTTGGCTGCTGAAACCTGGAACAGGAGGACTGACAATGGTTGACACAAAGATCCTTCTTCTGCTTGTGCTGATAGCCTATGTGTTTGGTTGGATGGCGGGGAGGTGGAGCGAATGAGCAAGATTTCACACCATTGCGATATCTGCGAAAGCCTGAACATTCTGTATGAACGCAAGAATGCTGATTATGGTGATAGCTTCAGCAAAAGCTTCAAGGAATACGGCATGACAATGGCTTGTATTCGTTTAGAAGACAAACTGAACCGTCTGAAATCCCTGACCAAGAACAAGGCCCAGGTGGAGGATGAATCAATCACTGACACCCTGATGGATCTGGCAAACTATGCGATCATGACCATTATTGAATTGGAGGATGAATGATGGCAGAAAAGGAAGCGCCTAGATGCCCCTATTGTGGGCAGAAAATGACCTATTCCCAGGGCATGACGGTTGCAAGGTATGAATGTCAGTGTGGCAGTCATGCCCCTTGGGTTCATGCCAAACTGGATGACTGCAAAAAGATGGCCTATGAAGCTGCCATGAAAAGGAGTGATGGCATTGGTTTGGGTGAACATCTTCCTGAAAAGCGGTGAACTGAGAACTTATACCTTTGACACGATGATTGAAGCCATGAAGTTTGCTTCTGAAAACTACCATGACAAGGCAAGCAGCATGAACTTCATTTGGATGGATAAAAGGAAGGGGGTGATTCCTAGTGGCAGATGTGAAGTGGATAAAGATCACAACTGACATCTTTGATGATGAAAAGATTCTGATGATTGAATCAATGCCTTCAGCAGACAGCATTATTGTTATCTGGTTCAAGCTGCTGGCCTTTGCCGGGAAGCAGAACAATGATGGGGTTTTCCTGATGTCCAACAGGATTGCTTATACTGATGAAATGCTGGCTTGCATCTTCAGGCGTGAAGTGAACACCATCAGGCTTGCGCTGAAGGTCTTTGAACAGTTTGGCATGGTGGAAATCGTTGACAATGTGATCACTATTCCCAATTGGAACAAGCACCAGTCTTTGGATGCCTATGAGAAGAAGAAACAGCGGGACAGGCTGTATCAGGCAGAAAGACGGGCAGCGCAAAGGGCGCTGATTGGTGAATCGTCTGACGCATCGTCTGACACATCGTCTGATGTCGCTGTTTCAGATAAAGAAGAAGATAAAGATAAAGAAGAAGATAAAGAAATATATAAAGCTATTGTTGCTTTTCTGAACGAAAAGGCAGGGACAAGCTATCGTTCCTCCACCAAGAATACCAGGGACAAAATCCATGCAAGGCTTCAGGAAGGGTTCACCTTGGATGACTTCAAGACGGTCATTGAAAAGAAGTGCGCTGCATGGGTGAATGATCCTAAAATGAGTAAATTCCTAAGACCTGAAACGCTGTTTGGCCCTAAGTTTGAAGGCTATCTAAACGAAAGAACACGAAAGGAAGGTGCAAGCTATGGAACAAATAATGAGTGCTCTTCCAGATTCGTTGAAGGCACTGGCACATGGCTTTGATACACTGTCCCCTGAACAGTATGAACAGGCGAAAGCCGATATATACAATGCTTCTGTTGGCAACCTGAATGAAGAAGATGGATATAACTGCCCCTTGTGTTTAAACAGGGGCAATATCTCCATCGTAAAGTACAATGACCAATTTGGCTATTACAGTGAAGCCCTGGTTCCTTGCAAGTGCAACAAGGTCAGAAACGCCATCAGAAGGCTGAATAGATCTGGCCTGAAAAATGTTGTCAAGGAATACACCTTTGACAAATATGAAGCGCCTGATAAGTGGCAGCAGACCATCAAAGAAACGGCACAGCGGTTCTGCACGGATCAGGCACATGACTGGTTCTATATTGGCGGTCAGTCTGGCGCTGGCAAAACGCACATCTGCACGGCAATAGCTGTGGCTTGCATCAAGCAGGGCAAGGATGCCCGGTACATGCTTTGGTTGGAAGAAATCAAGCGAATCAAGGCGCTTATCACGGAACCTGAACAGTATAACAAGATTCTGAAGGAACTGAAAGAAACCCCTGTTCTTTACATAGATGACCTATTCAAAGTGGGCAAAGGCCCTGACGGTCAGGTTGCTCCACCAACCAAAGCTGATATTGATGTTGCCTTTGAGATCCTTAACCATAGATACAACAACACTGGGCTGATCACCATCATCAGCAGTGAAAGAACACTTTCTGAATTGCTGGACATTGATGAAGCTGTGGCAGGACGCATTGCCGAACGGTCAAAGGCTGGTGGCTATTGCATCAACCTTAAAAAAGACATGGCAAAGAACTGGCGAATGCGTGACCTTGTAGAACTGTGAAAGGAGTGAAGCAATGGAGAGCGCAAAAGAATACTTACTGAGCATCAAAAGGTATGACACCATCATTGATGCAAAGCAAAGGGAAATAGATGACCTTTACGCTTTGATTACACGGGTCACACCTGTTCTGAAGACTGATGTTGTGTCTGGCAGTGGTAGCCAGGACAAGATTGGGAACGCCATTGCAAAGATCACGGATCTGCAAGCAGAACTTAACAGGGACATTGACCATTTTGTTGACCTGAAGCGGGAAGCTGCTGCGAAGCTTGGCAAGGTGACAAGGGCAGAATACTATGAGATTTTGCACAAGCGGTATTTTGAATACCAGTCTTTGGAACAGATAGCTGTTTCAATGAATTATACATATCGTTGGATTCGCCGTTTACATGGCAGGGCGCTGAATGTTTTCGGGAAGATAATGAACAAAGAGGAAGGCGCTTAAACAAGCCCTTTTAGTTCCTCTTGCAGAGTGATATAATGATAGTGTCAAAGAATAGCCTGACAGGCCAAGCCTGTTGGGCTTTTTCTATGGATAGAGCCTGCCACGCCTATGCAATGCAAGCGGACTAAGGTCAGGACATTTCAGGAGAGCAAGACATTATTTATTATATAGGGGCTTGCGGGATTACCTCCTCGCTGGTGGGGGCGGGGAGTCACAAAGAAGGAAGGTGATGATTGTGGCAAAGCTTACGGCAAAACAAAGGCGGTTCTGTGATGAATACTTGATTGACCTGAATGCTACACAGGCTGCAATCAGAGCCGGGTATAGTAAACATTACGCACACACAAACACAACCAAATTACTACAAAATACTATGGTCAAAGAATTCCTCAAAAATCGCATGGATGAAAAAGAAAAGACATTGATTGCAGATCAGGACGAAGTGTTACGCTATCTGACATCGGTTCTGAGAGGAGAAAACCAGTCCACAGAAATTGTGGTTGAAGGGACTGGCCTGGGTTGCTCAAAGGCCCGGACAGTGCTGAAGGAACCGTCTGAAAAGGACAGGCTGAAAGCTGCTGAACTGTTGGGCAAACGGTATGGCCTTTACACGGACAAGGTTGATGTGAACGGTGCATTGCCTGTTGTTATTTCTGGTGAGGAAAACTTGGAGGATTGAAAGGAAGGTAAGTTGGCATGATTGCGAACGAACAATGGAAGCCTGTAAAGGGTTATACACGGTATGAGGTTTCAAACACTGGCAAGGTCAGGAATATACACACCAAACGATTGAAGTCAGTCAGAGAAACAAAAACGGGATATCTTATTACAGACTTGAAAGAAAACGGCGAAAAGAAAACTTCATACATTCATAGGCTGGTTGCTGAAGCGTTCGTTGCGAACGCTTTTTCTTTTCCTTGCGTAAATCACAAGGATGAAAACAAGCAAAACAACTTGGCAGAAAACCTTGAATGGTGTACTGTTTGCTACAATAACAAATACGGTACACACAATGAAAAAATAAAAGAAACTAAAACCGAAAGATACGGAAAGCGTGTTGCAAAGGTCGATCCTGTTTCCGGGAAGGTGTTGGGCGTATTTGCTTCCATTACTGAAGCAGCCAACAGCATTGGAGTTAAAAAACAGGCCATTGATTGGGCTTTGGCAAAAGACACACACACATCTGGTGGTTACAGATGGGTGGTGATTGAATGATAGCGAAAACTGAAGTGAATAGGATTGACCTTCCTGGAATAGTTGGCAAGGGTTACGGTACATTCTGGAACTTTAAAGGGCGCTATCGTTAGCCGAGTTGTCAAGGGAAGCCGTGCTTCCAAAAAATCAAAAACTACAGCCCTTTGGTTCATCGTGAACATGATGAAATATCCCCAGGCGAACACGCTTGTCATCAGAAAGACTTTCAGAACCCTAAAAGATAGCTGTTTTACTGAGCTTAAATGGGCTGTACACAGGCTGAAGGTTGATGCCTGGTGGGATTTCAAGGAAAGCCCATTGGAAGCCACATACAAGCCCACAGGGCAAAAAATATATTTCCGTGGATTGGATGACCCGCTGAAGGTCACATCCATCACGGTTGATGTGGGTGTGCTTTGTTGGGCATGGCTTGAAGAAGCCTATGAAGTCATGGATGAAGATGATTTCAACATCCTTGACGAATCCATCCGTGGTGAAGTTCCTGAAGGGCTATTCAAACAATGGACAATCACTTTCAACCCCTGGAATGAACACCACTTCCTGAAGAAACGGTTCTTTGATCCTCCACCTGACCCGGATGTTCTAGCTATTACAACCAATTATATGTGCAATGAATGGCTGGACGCTGCTGATATCAAGGTCTTTGAGGACATGAAGAAGCGCAATCCCCGGCGCTATGCCGTTGCTGGCCTTGGCGGTTGGGGCATTGTTGACGGTCTGGTTTATGAGAACTGGAAAGAACAAGAGTTTGACCCGAAAGCGCCTGAATTCCTGAAAGAGCATCCTTCCATAGTGTCTGCCTTTGGCTTGGACTTTGGCTATACGAATGACCCGACAGCGCTGTTTTGTGGCCTTTACGATAAGGACACGAAGCAGCTTTTTGTGTTCGATGAAATGTATGGCAAGGGCATGTCAAACAAGAAGATCTATGAAACCATCAAGGATATGGGCTATGCCAAGGAACGAATCACAGCAGATTCGGCAGAACCCAAGTCCATTGATGAACTGCGTGGAATGGGTATGAGAGTAACAAGCGCAGCCAAGGGCAAGGACAGCATTCAGAACGGCATTCAGTGGATTCAGGATCTTGAAATCATCATCCATCCCCGGTGCGTGAACTTCCTGACGGAAATCAGCAATTACACCTGGGACAAGGACAAGTTCGGGAACAAGCTCAATGCCCCTATTGATGACTTCAACCATATCATGGACGCTATGCGCTATGGATTGGAAAAACACATCAGGGGCAACAAGTGGATCATGTAAGCACGGAGGTATATCAATGCTGACACCAATTGAAATCAAAACCTTTATTGACAACGACAAGGCAAGCATGAAGAAACAGCTTGCCAGGACTGGTCAACGCTATTACGAATCAGACCATGACATCAGGGATTATCGTATCTTCTTCTTTGATGCTGACGGTCAGTTGAAGGAAGACAAGACCAAGAGCAACATCAAGATCAGTCATCCCTTCTTCACTGAATTGGTTGACCAGGAAGTTCAGTATATGCTTTCGGGCAAGGATGGCTTCATTCGTTCTGATGACCCTGGCCTTCAGACCGAATTGGATGCCTACTTCAATGAAAACGAAGACTTCCTTTCTGAGCTTTATGAAGTGCTGACGGGCTGTGTTTCCAAGGGATTTGAATACGCCTATGCTTATAAGAACGCTGAAGGCAAGACTGCCTTCCAGTGTGCTGACAGCTTGGGTGTGGTGGAAGTCAAGGCCAAGGAAACAGATGACGGCTGTGAATATGTCATCTATTGGTATGTTGACCGTATCGGCAAGGATAATAAGCGCATCACACGCATTCAGGTTTGGGACAAATACCAAACCTTTTTCTATGTTCAGGAAGGTGATGGCAAAATCATCCCTGACGAATCACAGGAGATCAATCCCCGGCCCCATACAATTTATAGGAAGGACGATGACAACGCCACTTATTATGAAGGCTTTGGCTTCATCCCCTTTTTCCGTCTGGACAACTGCAAGAAGCAGTTCAGTGGCTTGAAACCCATCAAAGCCTTGATTGATGACTATGACATCATGAGTTGTGGCCTGTCCAACAATATTCAAGACACGGCTGAAGCACTGTATGTGGTCAAGGGCTTCCAGGGTGACAACCTTGATGAACTGATGACCAATGTCAAAGCTAAAAAACATATTGGCGTTGATGAAAATGGCGGTGTGGAAGTTCACACTGTTGATATTCCCTATCAGGCCAGACAGTCAAAGCTTGACCTGGATGAAAAGAACATCTATCGGTTCGGCATGGGCTTCAATTCTGCCCAGTTGGGTGACGGCAACATCACCAATGTTGTTATCAAATCCCGCTATGCCCTGCTGGATCTGAAATGCAACAAGCTTGAAATCAGGCTGAAGCAGTTCATGCGAAAGCTGCTGAAGGTTGTGCTGGCTGAGATCAACGAAGCGAACGATACTGATTATCAGCAGAAAGACATCTATTTCACCTTTGACCGTGAAGTGATGACCAATGCTGCCGACAATGCGCAGATCGAATTGGTTGACGCACAGAAACAGCAAGTGCAGATCAATACCCTGCTTGGCTTGGCTTCCCGTCTGGACAACGAAACACTGATGCAGAACATCTGCGAAGTGCTTGACTTGGACTATGATGATCTGAAAGACAAGCTGCCTGAACCGATGTCTGATGACCCGTATGACATTGATGATCTTGCTGGCGGTGGTGTAATTGAATAAGCACGAAAAAGAAGTGCTGTCCTTTTATGACAAAGCTGAAAAGACTGTCCTGAAGAAACTTGAAGCAGAATACAAAGAAGCCCTGGCAGAGATTGACAAGCGAATCGCAATCCTGCTGGGGCAACAAAGCCCTGACCTTCCTCATGTGATAAACCATCTGGAATATCAGAGGAAGGTAAAGGGTTGGGTTCAGGCTGCGCTTGACAAGCTTCATTCAAGGGAATATGAAACCATTTCAGAATATCTGGATGACAGCTATCTGAACGGTTTCACTGGCACGATGTATTCCCTGCACAATCAGGGTGTTCCGTTGCTTCTGCCTATTGATGAAAATGTGGCTGTTAAGGCTGTGACGATGGACAGCCACTTGAAGGAAGATTTGTACACCAGCCTTGGCATTGACATTGCAAAGCTTCGCAAAACCATTCAAAGCGAAGTGACCCGTGGAATTGCCACTGGTTTGCTTTTTAAGGACATTGCAAGGAACATTGCTGATGTATCGGGCATAGCGCTTGGAAGGGCTAAAACCATAGCTAGAACCGAATCTGGACGCATTCAAGAGCAAGCCACAATGGACGCAGCCAACAAAGCCAAAGGCAAGGGCGCTGATGTTGTCAAGCAGTGGTCTTCCAGGCGTGATGGCAAGACACGGCACAACCACAGATTGCTTGATGGTCAGATCCGTGAACTGGATGAACCATTCACCATCAACGGCATGGAAGCCATGCAGCCACATGGGTTTGGCGAAGCTTCTGAGGACTGCAACTGCCGTTGCACCACATTGATTAGGGCAAGGGTGGCTTTGGATGATGATGAACTGGAACGGTTGCAAGAGAACGCCAGCAAGCACGGTCTGTTGGTGAAGGATTCCAAAGCCTACGGAAAAGCCAAAGCTAAAGATTTTTCTGACTTCAAAAAGAAGTATTTGAATGCCACAAAGAAAGAGGTGGTTCCCATGCCCTAGGCAAGTTACAGGCAAATTAAAAAACCCTTGAAAAGACTGCGTTTGCGGTCTTTTTTGTTATTCAAATCAAGTTGCAAGCAAGTTGCAATGTGGTTGCAATCAATTGAGAAAGGAGAAATGAACATGGAGAGATTCAAGAGTTGGGCGCTGTGGACTGCTATGGCTGCACTGATCGTGTTCTGCGTCAAGGAATTTGCTGGCATCGACATTGCACCTACTGTGGAAGGTCTTCTGGATGTGCTTCTGCCTGTGCTTGTGGCCTTTGGCATTGTCAACAATCCCACTGATAAGGAACATCTGTGATCACAGCTTAATTCGCATCTAAGGAGGGGATACGAACATGGAGATAATGCAATACTACCAGACGCAAAATCCATGCTATAAAGCGGGAAAGAAGATCAAGCCTTCGGGCATCGTGGTTCATTCAACCGGGGCCAACAACCCGTATATTAAACGATATGTTGGCCCTGATGATGGGATTCTTGGCAAGAACAAATATAACAACCACTGGAACAAATCAAGCGCCACAAAATGCGTCCATGCCTGGATTGGCAAGGTTGCAGATGGCAGTTTGAAGGTCTATCAGACATTGCCCTGGGATCATCGTTGCTGGGGCGTTGGCAGTGGCAAAAAGGGCAGCTACAATTCAACTCACATACAATTTGAAATTTGCGAAGACGGGCTGACAAATGAAGAATATTACACTGAAGCGTTCAACCTAGCCAAAGAGTTGTGCGCTTTTTTGTGTGAGAAATTCGGAATCAAAACCGCAAACATTGTGGGTCACTACGAAGCTGCCGATGCCGGGTACGGCAGTAATCACGGAGATCCAAGGAACTGGCAACGCAAGTTTGGCGGTTCTATGGATCAGTTCAGAACAGATGTCAGCAAGATGCTTGGACTGGTGGAGGAATCCACGGTTGTTTCCAAGCCTGTTGACCCACCCGCTGTCACGCAAAAACCATCAAAGGAGGTGACAAGCACAATGAAGACACTTCGTCAAGGCAACAAGGGAACCCAAGTCAGGGTTCTTCAATGGCTGCTGAATGAAAACGGCTTTGACGCTGGCAAGGTGGATGGAAGCTTTGGCCCCAACACCCTGAAGGCCGTTAAAGCCTATCAGGAATCAAAAGGCTTGTCAGTTGATGGTGTTGTCGGCAATAACACCTGGGCTTCCCTACTCGCATAAAAGCCCCTAACAGGCTTTTATATACATTCATCCGGGGGGATGGAAAACACCTATTCCTAAGTGAAGCAACCACTTTAAAAGCGTACAGGAATCAAGAAAGGAACGATAACAAATGACCATTACTGAAATTCTGAAGGCAAAAGGCATTTCCGATGATGTGATCAAGGCTGTCCAGGATGACATGAAGGCCAACAAGATCTATACGGCATCCGAAGAGAACCTTGATATTCGCTATGGAAAACTGAAGACCCAGCATGAAGGCGTGACCAACCAGCTTAATGAAGCCAATGCCCTGATTGAAGAACTGAAAAAGTCCAACAAGGGCAATGAAGGTCTTCAGCAGAAGGTGACTGATTATGAGAACACAATCCAGCAGCTTCAGGCTGAATTGGCACAGACCCAGCTTGACGCAGCTATCAAGGTTGAGTTGCTTGCTTCCAAAGCTGTTGATGTTGACTATCTGACCTTCAAATTGAAGGGCAAAGGGGAACTTGCTCTTGACGAAAACGGCAAGATCAAGGGTTGGGATGACAAGCTGGCTGCCCTGAAGACCCAGTTCCCCAACCAGTTTGAAGGTGATGGCAAGAAAAACATCATCGAAAACAAACTGCCTGATGAAACTACCAATGACGGCATTACCAAAGAATCATTCGCAAAAATGGGCTATATGGACAGGATCAAGCTTTATAAAGAGAATCCTGAAGCCTATGCCAATCTAACCAAAGAATAAACCCAATTAAAGAAAGGAAGTTTTGAATTATGGCTAACCAGACTACTATGATTGCTGATCTGATCAATCCCCAGGTTATGGCTGATATGATTTCTGCCAAGCTGCCTTCCAAACTGGTGGTGGCTCCCTTTGCAAAGATTGATACCACTCTCGTTGGCAACCCCGGCAACACCATTACTGTTCCTCAGTACGCTTACATTGGTGATGCTGAAGATATTGCTGAAGGCGTTGCAGCTGAAACCGTGAAGCTGGCTACCACTACTGTTGAAGTGACCGTGAAGAAGGCCATGAAGGCTGTGGAAATTACTGACGAAGCCATTCTGTCTGGCTATGGCAACCCCGTGGGTGAAACTAACGGTCAGCTTACTAAGTCCCTGGCTTCCAAGATGGACAATGACGCTATGGATGCCCTTCAGGGCGCTCAGTTGGTCTATGACGGCACTGCTTCTGTCATCAAGTACACTGGTATTGTGGATGCCATTGATCTGTTCGGCGAAGAAGTGAACACTGAAAAGGTCATCTTCGTGCATCCCAAGCAGGTCACCCAGCTTCGCAAGGATGCCGACTTCATCTCTGCCGACAAGTACACTGGTGATGTTGTCATTACTGGCGAAATCGGCAAGATTGCCAATTGCCGTGTAGTGGCTTCCAAGAAGGTTCCTCTGGCTGAAGGCGCTTATGCTTGCCCTATTGTCAAGCTGAACAACGATACCGAAGCCGAAGAAGATGCACCCGCTCTGACCATCTACATGAAGCGCAATGTCAATGTGGAAACTGAGCGTGTGTCCCTGTCCCGCAAGACTGACATTTCTGCTGATGAACATTATGCTGCTGCCCTGTCCAACACTTCCAAGGTTGTGCTGGCTAAGTTCAAGGCGTAAGGGGTGAACCCTAATGATCATGACCATCCAGGAAGTGCGTCAGCTAGTTGAAACCAGCGAAACTGATGAAGTTTTGACGGCTAAACTGGAAGCACTTGAATTGATGGTCAAGGGTTACACTAACAATCCATTCACCCGCATCTTGAAGGAAACTGGTGAATATCCAGCAGATATCAAGATGGGCGTTGTGAATCTGCTCAAATGGGAACTGAAGAACAGGCAGAAGGTCGGAGTTCAGTCTGAGAGCATTTCACGCCATACGGTTCAATATTTCGACATGGGGCGGGATAATTCAGAAATGAGTTATCCCGTTTCCCTGTTGGGATTCCTTCAACCCTACTGCCGTGCAAGGTTCGGGCAGGGGGTGAAGGCGTGATTGGGATTGGCGGTAACACCCTAGCCACAATTCAGGTACAAACGGGAACCGAAAGAAACGCCATTGGTGAAACCATTCCTTTGTGGAAAGATGCCCAAAGCATCAAGGGATGGCTTGACCTGGCTTCTGGTGATTCCCGTTATACCACTTACTATGCCAAGGTTCAGGAATCCACACACATCTTCATTGCTGACTATGTGCCACTTGACCCGTCTATCAAGGCTGAATCTTCCAGGGCTGTCATCAATGGCAAGCGGTATGACATCATGTTGATTGATAACCCAATGGAAATGGGCGAAGGTTCACAGCTTGAAATCTATTTGAAGTACACGGGTGGTCAGTAATGGCAAATAAGGTGGAATTCAAAGATTTCAGTTTTGCGGTCAAGACGGCAATCAATGACGCTTCCATTGCATGGCTGTACACTTGGGCAGACGAGATCACTTCACACGCCAAAGACAACTGCAAGCTTGACGGTGATGCTGGGAACCAACTGCGTAAGTCTTATAGGAATGTGGTGGACGAAAAGATTGGCGAAGCACAGATAGGCAGCAATTTGGAGCAAGCCTTCTGGGAAGAGTACGGCACAGGCGAATATGCTGACACGAACAAGAATGGTGGGCGTGAAGGCAGAAGGGGTTACTGGATCTATACACCCGGCAGTGAAGGCCCTGCTGGTTATCAGTCAAGGGTTTATGCTACCAAGGACGAAGCTGATGAAATGGCACAGTACATTCGCAGGAAGTACAAGAAGACAGCCATTGTCACCAGCGGGCGAAGACCCAGTTACACGCTTGAAAACGCCTTTACAAAGAACAAAGCCAAAGCCATTGCTGACGCAGAACAGAAACTCAAGGGGGGATTGAAATGACCATAGCAGCTTTGGAATACATGAAGAACCTGATGCAAAGCATGGGCATCCCTTATGAGTTCATGCGTTGGAATATCGAACCACCTGAATGCTATTTTGTCGGCGAATACCTGGAAAGCCCATCCACTGTGCGGGAAGAATCGGGTAAGCAGGATTCGACCTTTATCCTTCGTGGATTCACCCGTGGTTCATGGCTTCAGCTTGAACAGTACAAGGCAATAATCGAAAAGAATTGCGCAAGAACAGCAATCCTGGCAGACGGTTCCGGGATTGCTGTTTTTTACGATTCAGCAACGATTGTGCCAACGATGGACAATGAACTGAAGAGCATCAAAATTAACCTATCTATCCAAGAATGGAGAGTGAAATAATATGAGCATCAAAAGCGGTATCACTCAGGGTACGCCTTCCAAGATTCTGTTTGGTGCTGGCGTATACTTTCACGGTGTAGACTATGATGAAAAGGTTGCACCTACTGAAGAAGCCATCCTTGCTGCCATCCTGGGCGCTACTCAGGAAGGCGGTACGCTGACCATCACGCCTGAATTCTTTATGCCTGAACTTGACGGCGCTACTGTTGCCGTGAAGGAGCTTCAGCGCAAGGTTGGCGAAACTGCTGAAATGGAAGTTTCCTTCGCTGAACTGACTGCTGAACAGGCTGCAAACATGGTGATTGGCCTGAAGGGCGAATCCACTGACAAGAACTATGATGTCATCACTTCTGCTGAACTTGGCGAAGGCCATTTCTACAAGGGCTTTGGCTATTATGGTGAACTGATGGATGGCAGACCCGTCATCATCCTGTTCAAGAACGCACTTTGCACCAGTGGCTTCACTACTGACAGCAAGAACAAGACCAACAGCCTGTTCAAAGGCACTTTCGCTTGCCAGTCTGATATTGAATACGGCACTACTAAGCTGCCCTATGCGATTTTCATTCGCAAGAAGGAAGGCTGGACTGTGGCTGACCCCACTGTTGCCTAACTAAAACCATCACCTATTAGGAGGAATAGAAGATGAGTGAGAACAAACCCTACACGCTGCGAAGACTGAACGGTGATGACCTTTGGCCTGTTTTGTCGATCATTGGCAAGGTTCTGCCTGATGACATGGCCCCGCTTTTCATGGAGATCGCTACGGGTGAAAAGGCTGTGGCTGAAGTTGGTGGCGTGGTCATTGTGCGTCTGATTTCTATTATTACCAAGGAAATTGGAAAGGTGAAGGATGAATTGTATGACTTCCTTTCCAGCGTTTCCGGGCTGAACAAGGATGAAATCAACGCTTTGGGCTTTGTTGCTGTGCCTAAGATGATCTGGGAAATCTACAACGCTGAAAAGAATGTGGATTTTTTCGGGGAATCCGTCAAATCCTCCTGATAGGTGAAGTCAGGTTCATGGACTGGCTGTACGCAAGGTATAGCAGTCCCATGAACCTGATTGACCGATATATCAAGCAGGGGCGGTTTGACACCTTCGTTCATGGGTTCTTGACGGCACACTTTGAGCGTGAACGCAAGGAAGCGGAAAAGGAAAATGAACGGATGATGTGGACGGCTTTCATCCACAGTTATTCAGACAAGACCTATGGCGAATGGAAAAAGGATTTCATGGGTTCCAAGAACAGCAAGTCAACCAAAGACAATGAACTGACCGATGACGGCATCAAGAAGATATTGAACAAGCTGTTTAAACAAGGGGAATGATAGGCGTTTCACCCAGGAAGTGGGGTGAAAAATGCAGTCCTTATTTACTCTATTAGGCACAATAGCCATCAATGCTGACCCGGCGAATCAAGCCATTGAAGACACCACACAGAACGCTGAACAATCAAGCGGGAAGGTAAGTGAAGCCTTTGGCAAGATAGGTTCAGCAGCCTTGACAATCGGCAAGGCTGTGGTTGGCGCTGGAATGGCTTTGGGCGGTGCGTGGATTGCTGCCATAGAAGGTTCAAGGGAATACAGAACACAAATGGGGATGCTGGACACAGCTTTTCAAGCATCAGGGCATTCCTCAGAAATGGCACGGCAAACTTATTCAGATTTGAACGCTGTCTTGGGTGACAGTGGGCAAGCAACTGAAGCAGCGCAGATGTTGGCTGTTCTGGCTGACAATGAAAAGGATTTGTCAACATGGACAAACATTGCAACTGGTGTCTATGCCCGTATGGGTGAAGCCATCCCCTTGGAGGAACTTGCACAAAGCAGTTCTGAAACTGCCAAGAGTGGCATCCTCACTGGCGGTCTGGTCGATGCGCTCATACAAGCGGGGCATAGCGAAGAAGAATTCCAGGCCAAGCTGGATGCTTGCACAGGCGAACAGGAACGGCAAAAGCTGATCATGGACACCCTGAATGGATCTTATGCTGAAGCATCAGAACAGTACAAGACAACAAACAAGGATGTTCTGGAAGCAAACAAAGCCCAAGAGAAATTGACAAATGCAATGGCTGAACTGGGCCGTGTTGGCGAACCCATCCTGACGGCTATCAAAAACAAGGTGGCTGAAATGGTTGCCCTGGCTGTGCCAAAGCTTGAATCCTTCGTCAAAAAGGTGAAAGACCTGAAGAAGTGGGTCAATGATAACAAGCAAACCATCCACAACTGGGCTGCTGGTATCATCGCAGCAACCACATCTGTGGGAACCTTCCTTCTGATCCTGAACTGGGGAAAGATCATGACGGCAGCTAAAACGGCAATAGCTGGCGTTCGGGCTGCTATTATCCTTTTCAACGCTGCCCTTCGTGCCAACCCAATTGGCATTGTGATCAGTTTGCTTGCTGGCCTTGTGGCTGGCTTCATTTACCTATGGAACAACAATAAGGGGTTCCGTGATTTCTGGCTGTCCATGTGGGCGAAAATCAAGTCTGCAAGCGGGTCAGCCATTAACTGGGTCAAGGGTAAGTTCAACGATTTCAAGGCTGCTTTCAACACGGTCAAGACAGTGTTCAATAACATCCAGAAGACTATATCTGACAAAATGAATTCTGCCCGTGACAAGGTGCGAAGCGCCATTGACAAGATCAAGGGGTTCTTCAAATTCAATTGGAGTTTGCCCAAACTGAAGATGCCTTCGTTTTCTGTGACTGGCAAGTTTAGCCTGAACCCGCCTTCTGTTCCAAAGCTTGGGATCAAGTGGAACGCTGAAGGTGCTGTGCTGAAGAAGCCCACCATCTTTGGACAACTGCAAGATGGCACGATGATGGGCGGTGGTGAAGCTGGTCATGAAGCCATAGCACCAATTTCAGTGCTTCAGGAATATGTCAGAACGGCTGTTAGGGCTGAAACTTCTGCCATTGGCGCTGTCATCGTTGAACAGTCCAGGGCCATGATGGACTTCCTGAAAAGGACGATTCCCCATGATGTGTTGCTTGACGGCACTGCAATGGTTGGGGCTTTGCTTCCTGCCATTGACACGGGGCTGAATGACAGACTGGTTCACGCTAGAAGGGGCAATGTGAGATAAAAGAAGGACGGCTTTTGCCGTCCTTATACTTTTATTTTTTGCTAGGGATGCAAGAAACCACTTCACCATCAAACAGAAGAACAGTGTGTTCAACCCAATTCCCATTGCGCATGATATAAGCATACCAGCCAGTGTAATGGTCGCTTGGATCATTGTCTTCAATCAGCCCCATATTGGGAACGCCAAGGGAAGTTTCAATCACATAACCCTTGTTTTGCAAAAATTCAGCAATGTATTTGCGGGTTGCTAGATATTCTTCATCATGTTCAACAGTGAAGATGGCTGCTTCTTCTCTCTTTGAAAGTTCTTCGTCAATGCGGTCACGAAGAGAGATCAATTCTTCATCGGTCATGCTTTCAAGGTCAAGTGTGGTTTCGGCAATAACGGGGAGAGTGAACAGCAACAGGGCAAGTGAAATGGTGATGACACGAATTATTTGCTTCAAGCGAATCCCTCCTTGTGTTTGCATTATAAGACCTTCTGAATGCTTGCACAATGGCAGAAATGGTAAAAATGGACAATTTGGCAATTGAAAGAAGGTGAAAACCTATGGCTGATGTTTTTGAATTAAAAGGCAAGATTGTCATTGACAATTCAGATGCCAATGATGACCTGGATGAAACCATAAAAAAGGCCAAAGATGTTGGTGATGCCATAGAAGAAGCGGGGTCGAATGCCGGGAATGCTGGGCCAAAGGTTGAAGGCATGATCAGCACGGGTTCCCTGGCAAGAGCGCAAGCCTTTGGTCAGGCTATGTATGATGTGGCTGTCAACACTGGCAAGCTTATCATGGATCTTGGCGGGAAGAGCATTGAAGCAGCAGCGAAAATCGAAGCTGAAAACGCTGCATTTGCATCAACATTTGGTGATGTTGCCAATGCTGCTACGGACAGTTTCAATTCGATCCAGAAAGATACAAATGTCCATGCTGGACGGCTGAAAAGCGTTGGTATTAAGGCATATAGTCAATTTAAGGGTTCGGGCCTTGAAGCTGTTGAATCTCTTGAAATGATGGACGAATACCTGCGCTTGGCAGCAGACGCAGCAGCTTACTATGATATTTCCCTTGAAGACGCTGACACCAGACTGAGGTCTTTCCTGCGTGGTAACACTGAAGCTGGTGACGCTATTGGCCTGTTCACTTCTGAATCACAGCGAAACAGCTATGCCCTTGAAAAATACGGCAAGGAATGGCAAAAGCTGACTGAAGCCCAAAGGCAAATGCTGTTGCTGGATGTGGCTGGTGACATCTATGCTCAAAGCGGTGCAATGGGTCAGGCATCCCGTGAAGGATCCACTTGGGCAAATGTAATGGGCAATTTGTCACGGGTTTGGGAAGAAATTCTTGCGAAGCTGGGTGGCCCGATTATTGAACAGCTTATTCCTAGAATTGAAGCCTTTAGCCAGTGGCTTTCTGAAAATCCTGAATTGGTTGACCAGTTCGCAGAATCAATCGGCAATCTGCTGGGAACTGCGTTGGACGGTCTGCAAACATTGATCGAAACCTTTGGTGCTGTCGGGATTGACTGGGGCAACCAAAGGAAAGCGAATGAAGAACGGGCAGCAACCAAAGCTGGGCAACAACAATTGACACAAGAAAACATGGGAATTGCCCAAGGGCTTGCGGGTAAGTATGGAAGTTGGTCATCTGATAAAAGCAGGGCAGCTTATAGCTATGCCGTTGCGCTTGCGAACAACACGGGCATTGACAATGCTAAGAAGAACCTTGTTGATCTTGGCGTGACACCTGAAGAAATTAAAGAGGTGACGGCAGATATTGAAACACTGTTCAAGACCTATCAAAACCCGCTTGAAGTGACGCAGTTGATGTTTTCTGATAATGCTGAAGCAGAATTTCAGGAGATGGTCAGAAATATCCCGTTGACTGCAAGGGTCAACATTATCCCTGGCCCACTTTCTTTCTTGGGCAACTTGTTTGGCGGTGGTTCAGACGGTTCCCATGCGAATGGTCTTGACAGGGTTCCTTATGACGGTTACAGGGCAATCCTTCACAAGAATGAAAGCGTATTGACTGCCCGTGAAGCAGATTCCTGGCGGTCTGGCGCTGGTAGGGTTGACACCAGCCGTTTGGAAGGGATCATGCAGGAAGTGTTGGTTGGCATCCATGATATCAGCAGGAACACTGGCGCTGGTCACAGTGTGGTTCTTGACAGTGGCGTGATGGTGGGTCAGTTGACACCCGGCATCAATATGCAACTGGGAACGATGAGCAAACGAAGGGGGCGAAGCTAAATGAATAATGGAGCAACCTTCGGGGATCGTCACAGCTATTGGGACTGGGGCTTGCTGACAAAGAAAAGACCTTCTGTATCAGCGCCAGAACCTAAAACGAAACTGATTGAGGTTCCCGGCAGTGATCTTGTCATTGACCTGACGGAAAACCTGACAGGCAAAGTTCACTATGGTCTGCGAACCATCACATTCACTTTTGTGCTGATGGGAGAACCCGAAAAGCAAGAGCGAATCCACACGGATCTGGCAAACCATCTGCACGGGAAGCGCATGAACATTGTGCTTGACAATGACCCAGAATTTTATTACACGGGGCGTTGCACAATTCGCAAGTGGGAGCCTGGACAGTTCGCAGCCAATATCACCATCACGGCAGAGGTCGAGCCTTACAAGACTGCAAGATTCATCGCCGGGAAGAAGGTGCTTTAATGTATGTGGTCAAAGTTGATGGGCAGATGATTTTTTCATCTGCCCTTTATGATGATGTTGACAAGCTGCTTTCACCTTCCATCAGCCTTGAAACATCCAATGCTGGAAGCTTTTCCTTTGTGCTGTCACCCAATCATTCAAAGCGTGACATCATCCACAAGATGAAAAGCATCATCACGGTTGAACAGGACGGTGTTCAGATCTTCAGGGGCAGGGCATCTAGCACAGAACTGGACATTTACAACCAGTTAAGCGTTTATTGTGAAGGTGAAAAGGCATTCCTGAATGACAGTGTTTTTGCTCCTGCTGAACTGTCTGGCAATGTTCGGGCTTTCTTTAGGTCTGTTATTGAGAATCACAATTCAATGGTTGATGAAGAACGGCAGTTCACGGTTGGCATCATTGATGCTGTGGATGAAGAATCTGAACTGACTGCCGATTCAAGACAGCAAACCCGCACATATTGGACAACTTCTGATATCATCCAGGACAGCTTGATTGATGTGTATGGTGGCTATCTCAGAACCAGAACTGATGGTGGTGTCCATTATATTGATTGGGTCAAGGAATACGGTGGAACCAATACACAGCCCATTGAATTCAGTGTGAATCTTCTTGACATGACCAGCACGGATGAAGCCAGCGAAGTGTTCACAGTTCTGATCCCCTTGGGCATATCAGAGCTTGATGAAAGTGGCAACTATTCTGCCCCGCTGACCATCGAAAGTGTGAATGGTGGGCTGAATTACATTCAGGATGATGAAGCTGTTGATAAGTACGGCAAGATTTGGCGAACGCAGGCATGGGTTCATGAAAAAGACCCTGCTGAACTGCTTGAAAAAGGCCGTAAATTCCTGAAGTATGGCGCTGCTTTAGAAACCATGACCATCCATGCGGTTGATATGCACTTCTTGGATGAAAGCGCACAAGCCATCCATGTTGGTGATATGGTCAGGATCGTTTCTGAACCACACGGGATTGATAAGATTATCGTCTGTTCAAAAATGGACATTGATATTTACAACCCCGAAAACACCACATATACATTCGGTGAGCCACCCAAGATGCTGACTGATGACTTTGCCGTCACTGAAGAAGAGGTCAAGCGCATGGGTGGTGGTGGAGGTGGTGGCAGGAAAAGCCAGGAAGAAGAGATTTCTGACATCATACGATGGGCAGACTATTTGTTCGATGACAAGGAAGCAAAAATTCAGCTTTCTGCTGGCGAACTGAACAATGTCACGGGTCGAGTGAGTGAAGCAGAAATCAGGCTTAATGGCGTTGAAGCCACGATGGAACTGAAGGTCAGCAAAGATGGCCTGATAAGCGCAATTAATATGTCACCCGAAAGCATTGTCATCAGCGCCAGTAAGATCAACCTGAACGGCTATGTAACCACCAGCAAACTGAGCGCTGAACTTGCATCCATCACTAATCAGATTTCCACCAGCATCACCACAAGTTCCATTTCAGCAGCAACGGTCAGATGCACAAACCTTTATGTGGGCGGTGGACACGCCGACTTTACAACGCTTCGTTACACTGATGCTGACGGCAATGCTGCCACTTTGGTTGTGCTTGCGCAGTAAGGAGGAATGAAGAATGGATCAAGTCATTACGATCCTTGACAAAGTGGTCAAGACCCTTGGCAATGTGGAAGTCAGGGGGAAAGAAAACCTTGACGCACTGCTGGGGTGCATATTGACATTGGAACGGCTAAAAACTGCTTTGAGCAGGGAGGAAAACAACAATGAAACTGACCACAAGTAAAGGCAAGGAATATGTGATTCAGTGGGCAGACACGGCAGCAACGGGTGAACTGTTTTTCCAGATGGCTGATGAACGCAAGCTGTCCACGATTGCAAGGGAATTTGAAGGCTTGGAATGGTTAAGGCGTGAAGATGAAAGCCAGGGTGACAAGCTTTTTGAAGGCTTCAGCAATCTGAGGATCATCAATAGAATCTGGCCAGGTGTGGTCAATTTGACACTGACGAAAGGGGCTGAATAACAATGGCTGTGCAAACGATTATCAGAAACACGGTCAACCTTGAAGAGCCTGTTGTCAAGAAAATCCTGCGGGATATGCTTGGCAGTCAGGATGAACAGGCCCATAGGTTTGAAGTTGAAGTCAAGCGGGGCAGTGAAGCGGTTGACCTTGCCGGGGCTTCTGTGAACGGCTATTTCATCAGGGCTGGCGGTGAAACCGTCATGCTCACTGGTGGTGTTGAAGATGGCATTGCTTATGTGGTTCTGTCTGATTCTTGCTATCGTGTTCCTGGGCATTTCAGCTTCGCCATGAAGATTCAGGTGGGTGATGTTCGCCACACGGTTCTTTGGTATGAAGGCACTGTGGGCCAGACTTCCAGTGATAGTTTGGTTGACCCTGAAAATGTTATCCCTTCACTTGATGACCTTCTGGCCCAGATTGAAAGAACTGAACAGGCTGCGAATACGGCGAACACGGCTGCTGAAACTGCCCAACAGGCAGCAGACGCAGCCAATCAGTTTGTGAATCTGACTGTGGAAGCTGTGACCCTTGCCAATGGCGCTGATGCAACGGCTTCTTATGAAAATGGTGTGCTGACCATTGGACTGCCCAAAGGCCCCAAAGGTGACACGGGTTCTGCTTCTCCTGTCACTGTGAACGGCATTGAAGCAGTTGATAGTGATATCACCATTACGGCTGCTGATGTGGGTGCTTTGCCCGACACCTATGAAGCGCCTGTGACTTCTGTGAACGGTCAGACTGGTGCTGTGGTTGTTGGCAAGACCTACACTGTTGCGCTTCCTGCCAGCGGTTGGAGCGGTGAAGCAACTTTCACCCAAACGGCAACGGTTGAAGGCATTGCTGAAACTGATATGCCCATTGTCGATGTTGACATGAGTTCTGCAACGGCTGACACGGCTGCTGGCATCCTGGAAGCGTGGTTCTGTGTGGGCAGAATCGTGACGGGTGACGGAACTATCACGGCTTATTGCTACGAAACTGCACCAACTGTTGACCTGAATATCATTGTGAAGGTGGTGTAAAAGCATGGGCGAAAGTTTATTCCTGCGCAGGGGCGGTGCTTCTTCTGCACTGCCCCAGTATTCATTTGACGGTGCAAGCACCTTTGTTGATGAAGGTGACGGCAACTGGACATTGACTATCACTTCAACTGGTGATTTGAACTTCTCCAAGCTAAAAACGGCTGTGGATGTGTTCTGCGTTGGTGGCGGTGGTGGTGGCGGTTGCCACGCAGATTCCAACTATTACGGTGGTGGCGGTGGTGGCGGTGGCAAAACTGCCACAGGCCGTGGAATCAATGTTGCGCTAGGCATCAACAACACCATCACCATTGGCGGTGGTGGAGGTCATAGAACCAAAGGCGGAACCACTTCGGCACTTGGCGTTGAAGCCACTGGTGGTTCTGCTGGTAGCAATTATAGTGCTGGTGGTGCTGGCGGTTCTGGTGGCGGTTCTGGCGGTTATTCCAGTTCTTCTGGCGGTGGCAATGGTGGCAAGGATGGCAACGATGGCACAACAAACGCTTCCAGCCGTGCTGCTGGCACTGGGCAGAACACAACCACAAGGGCCTTTGGTGAAGCCACTGGTGCGCTCTATGCTGGCGGTGGCGGTGGTGGTTCTGGTATCAGTTCAGGTTCCCCCGGCAAAGTCGGTGCAAATGGCACAGGCGGTGAAGGTGGCGGTGCGAATGGTGGAGCGGACGCTGACCCTAACACTGGTGGCGGTGGCGGTGGTGCTAGAGCCCCGAGCAAAAACAAGGGTGGGAAAACTGGTGGTTCGGGCATCGTGATCATCAGGAATGCCCGGTAAGGAGGAAATACTATGAATTATGCGATTGTCGAAAATGGCATTGTGACCAACATTGTTTGGCTATCCCCGGCTAATGCCCATAAGTTCCCGAATGCCATCAAGATTGATGATATTCCTGCTGGCATCGGTGACACCTACACTGACGGCAACTTTTACCGGGAAGGCGAACTTTTGCTAACGCCTTTGGAAGAAGCTGAAACGGCGCTGCGAATTCTAATGTTTGGGGTGGAATAAATGAACGCTATTGAAAGAGCATGGCAGCTTCGGGCATTGATTGAACAGGCTGCTGTTTCCCTGGATG